TGCATTTAACTTCATGTTATTATTTATTTTGGGGGTAATACTTGTTTGGGTGCCTGCTGAAAAGAAGCGTTCTTTGAGTTCTTTATCTGACTCAAAGTTTTCGATGCATGCGGCAACATTCATCATTTCGTGATAAGCGTTAATGTCTTCATCTGATAGTGCTGGATCAACAACCTCGTCAACCAAGTTTTCATCAAAAGCCATGTCGGCAGAAAACCAGTTGTCTCCATCCAGCCAGTCTTTGACTTCCTCTTCTGTCTTAGAAGTTCGAGCCATATAATGCTTCATAAATTGAGCCTCTAAGGTTCTCAAGACTTTAGCATTCTGTTCCATTGCCTTGGCATTTCCTTGTACAATTCCTGCAGGCGAATGAATCATGATCCAACCGTTGTCTGCAATCTTAATGGTGTCCGCTGCAAGCATGATGATCGTTCCCATACTTGCCGATATTCCATCAATTATAATTGTGAGATCACCTTTATACGCTCGGAGCGTATTATAAATAAGGTTGCCATCAAAAACAGAACCGCCAGGTGTGTGCATGTGAATAGTAGCATTGCTCTTTCCTTGTAAGAAAGTTTTTAATTCGCCAACTATATAATGAGCGTCACCGCCATATATAGCACCGTATAAACTTCCTGAACTTTTACCACTTAATTGAAATATCATTATTCGACTTCGTTTGATACAAATTTGAGGGCTTTTTTGTGGTTAAAAAAACCGAGCAAACACAACGATATCATTACTGTAACATAATGGTTTTGTAAGATTAGCGTTATCTAATAAAGGCTTTTTTATAGGTGTTTAAATCCCGAAATTTGAAACTATGAAGATTGCGGAGAAGAAGAGTTTAGCCCAAAGTTTATACATCAAATCTGACTTAACGAGAAGACAGATTGCTATAAATGCAAGCGTTACAGAAAAGACCTTGCGGAAATGGATAGATGATGGAGACTGGGACATGATGCGTGATGCCATACAGGTAACACGTCCGCAATTATTAATTGAAGCTTATTCACAATTGAAAGCTGTGAACGCTAAGATTCGTGATGATTATGCAGGTGTGCCTAATAAGGAATTGAGCGATGCCAAGGGAATTTTGAGAAAGGAAATTGAAACATTGTCTAATCAACCCATTCACAAATACATTGAATGCTTTGAAGAATTCATTCAGTACTTGTCAAAAAATGACCCAAAAGAACTGACCAAGTTTGCGAACCTATCGCAACAGTTCATCAACCAATTAGCAAAAGAGCGATAAATGAGTGGAGCGTATAAAGCAAAAGATAAGCAGGCGCAACTTCGATACGAACAGTTGTGTCTTCGTATTTCACAAAATCAAGGTGTAGATCCTTTCGAATCTGAAAAGGATAAGAAAGAAAGGATTGGCAATCTCAAAAAGAAGTTTCCTGAATTTGTGGAATTCTACTTTGAGCACATGATCATGGATGATGAGACTGAAGAAATTACCAAGACACCTCTATTCCATACTCGTATTGCTCGTAAAGTTAGGCGATCAAAGAAATACAAAGGTTGGTTGCAATGGTCGAGAGGTCATGCGAAATCTGTTCTTGCTACAACTCTTCTTCCGCTTTGGTTGTGGATTAATGACGACTTAAACTTCCTTGTTGTTGTTGGACAGAACGAAGACAAAGCGAAGATACTACTTGGAGACATTCAAGCAGAGTTTGCGAACAACCCAAGATTGATAAATGACTTTGGCCCACAGAAACTATTGGGAAGCTGGGAAGATGGATTTTTTAGAACGAAATCAGGATTCTTAGCTAAGGCAATTGGAATGGGTCAAGAACCACGTGGATTGAGAGTTGGAAAGCAACGTCCAGACATGCTGGTTGCGGATGACTGGGAAACCAAAGAAACCTCCAAAAACCCGAAAAGACAGAAAGAAGCAGCTGAATGGTTTTTGAGAAGTTGTATTCCTGCAATGACTCCAAAAGGACGAAGAGTATTGATTGCTCAAAACAAGTTTCATCCGAACATGATCTTTGATCTCGTAACTGAAGGAAAGGAAAGTTGGGAAATTGACAGAGTGGATGCGTTTAACCCGGTTACTTATGAACCGACATGGCCAGCGATGTTTACACCTCAATTCTTCAAAGACCAGGAGAAAGACTTGGGAAGTTTAGTTGTAGCAGCTGAATACAATAACTCGCCGCACATTGAAGGAACTATATTCAAAGATGAGTACATTCAATGGGCTAAGTTGCCACGCATAGATCACTTTGAAGCAATAACAGCACCTTGGGATGTGGCGTATGGTGGAACTGCCACAAGTGATTTTAACGCCATTCGTGTATGGGGATTGAAAGACGGTAAGAAATTCCTGATTGATTGTTTTGCAAAGCAGTCAACTGTGAGGGATGCTATATTGTGGATTAAAGATTTTCAATTGAGACTTCCAAGAGGTGTGAAAGTTCAATTCAGATTTGAAGCTCAGTTTTGGAACGAAGCCATTATTGACACCATTAACGAAGTAGAGAAAGAATTCGATATCAAGTTGAACCTAGTGAAGATGGACAGGAGAAAAGGCAACAAGTATGATGCTATGTGCGAAATGCTACCTGATTATCAGAATGGACATGTTTACTACAACCGACAATTGAAAGGACACAACGACACGCAAATAGGATTGGCACAATTGAAAGGAATTGAACCAGGATATAAATCACATGACGATGCGCCCGATGCGGACAAGTATGGGTTTGATTATTTGAACTCCTTTAAAAAGCGCATAAACTCCAACACGAATAGACTTGGAGGAAAACGAACATCACGTAAATTTTAAACAATGGCAATATTAATAGTAGATGACTTTTATAAAATAATCGCAGAAGACGAATTGGAAGATGTCGTTGGAGATTTAACAGGAGCAGGATGGGCAACATTGCAAGACTTGGAAGAGGATGCTATTGCTGAAATGGTTGGATATCTTGATGTAAGATACGATGCAACCAAATGCTTAGATTCTGATGATAACACAGCAATTAGCATTCTTAAACGAAAGTTGATTGACATGATCTTGTATGATGCATTTGCTCTGATCGTTCCCAACAACATTCCTGACTTACGAAAAGAAAGGAGAGGAAATGCTATTGACTATTTGGAGAAAGTGGCCGATGGTTTTATTAAACCAAATTTTCCAATACAAGAAGAAGAGCCAACAACGCCGTTGCGCTATGGTTCTTCAGTTCCAAAATCTGAAAATTATTATTAATTATGGCTGAGAAAAAAGAGTTAAAAGAGCGACCAAACAAGGTTCTCGATACGATCATAAGAACGTCAACAGCACGAGCTCGTCGTCAAGTTGGAGACTGGAGACAAGCGTTGCGCTCCGCTGAAAATGTGGACAACCCGAAAAGGTCACAGCTTTACAACATATACAATGATGTTTTAATCGATGCCGATTTATCAGCTGAAATCGGGAAGCGAATGAACTCTTTGCTGGAGAGTGATTTCGATTTGTACGATGAAAAAGGAAATCCTGATCCTGAAGCAACGGCACTGATCAACAAAGCTTGGTTTACTAAGTTGTTGACCTTTGCTTGGCAATCGAGAACCTGGGGACACTCATTGATTGAGATCACCAAACTTACAGAAGATGGGAAGATTTCAGACGTTGAGATCGTTAACCGCTGGCACGTTGTTCCTGAACGTGGAATAGTGGTAAAGAATGTAGGTGACGAAAGTGGTATTGATTTTCGTCAAAATACCAAATACACACCTTGGCTCTTTGAGGTAGGAGAAAATGAAGACTTGGGATTGATTAACAAGATCGTTCCTCACGTGCTTTATAAACGATTTGCTCAAGGTTCCTGGAGTGAATTTACAGAGCTTTATGGCGTACCTCCAAGATTTGTAAAGACAGACACTCGCGACAACGCGCACTTGAATCGTTTGGAAAACATGTTGCGAGATATGGGAACATCTACTTACGGTGTTTTCGATAAAGAGGAGGAGTTTGGAACGCTTGATGTTCCCAATTCGGATGGTTCACTGTTCAGCAACTTGATGATGGCTTCAGGAAACGCCATTTCAAAACTCTTAAACGGATCTGTTATTGGAGAAGCTTCAGGAGATGGATCACGTGCAAAGGAACAAGTTGGAATGGATTTATCACTACAGATTTGGGACGGTGATAAAACATGGATGGAACGCATAATCAATGAGCAGTGGTTGCCTAAATTAGAAGAACTCGGTTATCCTATTTCAGGACTTCACTTTGAATTTAACCGGGAAAAGAACTTGCAACAGGAGTGGAATATCGTGAGCGGTATCTTACAACACTTTACCGTTGAGCCAGACTATATTAAAGACACGTTTGGAATTCCTGTTATTGAACAAAAGATGAACCCACAGCTTCCAACTGGAGGTGAAACAAAAGCAAAAGGTAGCTCGTCTTTTTTCGACTAAGCCCTGATGCGTTCGGGGCGGATTTAACTATCATATACCAACAATTCAGCGCCGCATCTAAGCGCAGGTTGTTCACTAAAAAAGAACAGGAACAGATTGCGCAGCGTTACAGGAATGGAGATGTTGACGGTGTAATAGACGAGGTTTGGCAACGGACAGATAAGCAACTCCGAAAAGGTGTTATGGATGGCTATGGCAAAACAGGTTATGATGTGAATGATTTTGATACGGTCATGCAACTGAATAGCAATGTCGGAGTGTTTTCAGCGTTCAAATCTTACCGAATGCACAACGAGCTAAAAACGAATTTAACGGATGAGAATGGTAAGAAGCTACCCTTTGATAAATTCCTGACCAACTACCGAAAAGTAGACAAGGAATACAATGTAAATTACTTACGTTCTGAATACAACATGGCTCAACGGCAAGCTCAAGCAGCGAATAAATGGAGTGACTTTGAAAAGAGCAAAGACTTGTATCCCAATTTAAAATACATGCCGAGCCGATCTGCCGAACCTCGCCAGAACCACAAGCAATATTATGGCAAAGTTAAACCGATTAATGATCCCGTTTGGGATACACTTATGCCTCCTTTAGCGTGGGGTTGTAATTGTTGGATACAATCTACTGATGAACCTTCAGAATCAACTTCCATTGAAGCACCGTTACCGATTGACGGAGTTGTTGGGAATCCAGGAAAACAAAAAAAGGTCTTCTCAAATAAACATCCATTTGTAAAAGGGTTACCAA